AAGTAGATTTCATATTTGCATCCTTCGTCTTCTTCCAGTTCTACTCTTAATTTTTCTAAATTCATTATTTGCCCTTCTTCATTGCCATAAGTTTGTCTGCGCCCTTAACGCCGAATGACGCGCTGACCGCGATAAATAAGAGGTATTGATACCATTCCGGTAGAGAGTTGAGTGCGCTGAACGCCTCATCCATGCGAGCAATGATGGCTTGATCGTCCATTGCCACGCTGTAAGCAACAGCAATCAAAGGCGCACTGAGGATCAAACTGAACCATTCATCCTTCCAAGATGACTTGGTTGCATCAGCCATAGATGCTTCCCAGTTAGCATCATTGTTTATCTTATGGATCTTAGCTTGCTGAATTGCTTTCTTCTCTTCAGCCTTCCCTTTGATAAAGTCTTTGCCTAGCTCAAGTGCTGGACCAAGTAGCATATTTAACATGACATCACCCCACTAAAAGGCTAAGTAAAAAAGAGCAAGCCGAAGCTATTGCTATGAATTGAATATCTATTGCTTTCAACATCACTTCTTCTCCTGCGGCTTTTTACCGCATTTGTCGCATTTTTGTTTCGGGCGAAAAATGAACTTAGAGCCGCAAGCTGTCTGGTACATCCCTTCCTTGTAGGTGTACTCGCAGATTTTCATCAGTCACCCTTCGGTGGAATACTCATGATTCCCCAAATTGCTAAAATTGCTAAAATAAGCGCGGCGACAAATTCCATATCAGCCGTCCTTTTTCTTGGAGCCCAATGCGGATGCACCAAAGAACGCGCTTACTAATACAGCAATAGACGCAAAGTATGTCGGCGCAATATCAGCAATTAGATTCGCGGCTGTATCCATACCGAAGGCATTAGCAAGAAAAATACCAAATGGATACAGTAGAAGACCAAAAAGAGCAAACCAAGCCATTTTGCGAATGGAATCACGCTGGGCATCTTCGTCTTCCATTTTGCGGCGCATGTCTTCCAACATGATTCTACGTTCGACTTCATCGATCACACCGTCACCGTTTAAGTCATATTGTTCCGTCATATCAATATCTCCAACATATTGTTCTTCGTTTCTATAACTTGAGCAGTCTTTCCGTATGTTATTGATTCTATTGTGTATTGATTCGAGAGTTTTTGCCAGTTTATATATGGAAGTTCCTTTGACTTCTGCTGGTACTCCGTAACCGGACACCATGCGTCGGGCTTCCTGTAAACGGGATGAAAAGGACTTATAAAGAGGTCGCTCACAATCCACCCATTTCATTCGTCTGTACGCAGACTACCTCATAATTCAATTTTGGCTTTGATGCCTGCGCTAAGACGTACTCTCGTACTTCAAAACACCTGTCCATTTCTACAAAAGCTCCCAGCGGTTTTGTAAAGACTTGTGATCCTTGCACAAGGATTCCCACCAAGAGCCAGACGGTCAACTAAGACCCTTTAAGGCTAATAAGCCAAAGTAAAAGGGCCACGGCCCCGCCAACCACACCGAGAACAGCAATGCCAACAGCCACATACAAAAATCCATTCTGTACGGCTTTTTTACGAGCCAGTGCTTTAGCTTCTGCACGTTTCTTTTCGTTCTCCCGCATTTGCTTACGGTTGGCTATGAACTTTTGGTAGTCATCCCACAGTCCGGCCCTACCGTTATAGATAAACATTTGTTTTATTTCAGCTTCTTTCTTGCGAATGTCTTCTAAGGCAAAGAAAGCATCCATGTCACCATCTTTGGCTTTCTTTTCTATTTCGCCTTTAGCGTCAGCAAGTTTGGTAAGTTGGGGACCCATTTCACCGACCGACGAAACGTGACCGGCAAACTCTTTGATTGCGCCGATAGCCTCATTTGCTATTTTAATTGCGGCTATGGCTTCAAAGATCATAGCTAGAACACTCCTTTAAACCTTTGCGGTCGAGCAATCTTGCTAAAGCGGGGTACAACCCCGCCCTTGGCCGCTTTCATATCTAACTTTTCAGATTTTATCTTACCCGCGTTAGATAGTGCAATTGCAACGGCTTGTTTATGCTTATAGCCTTCGCCCATCAGCTTACTAATGTTGTCGCTGATGGTTTTCTTGCTAGAGCCTTTTTTGAGGGGCATTAGTAACAGCCTTTGTAGCTACCACCACGCTTCGCCGCTCCCATACCACGCGCAGTGCCGCCGGGTACGTCCATTGGCGCTTCCGGAAGCGTTTCTCCGCCCTTGTAAGGAATCTTGCCTTGGCCTGCGATATCGGCATAGTTCACAGCTTTTGGGGCCGCGCCCGGAGTGTTTGTAACGATCTTCACTTTTGACATCTTACTGTCCTCTCATTTTAAGTAGTTCACGCTCACGACCTGCGTCGATCCGAGCTTGAGTTTGTGCCGCTTGCGCTTGTAACCGGTCGTAGAACTGGCGGTCACGCATCTGCAACGTCTGCTGATCCAATTGTAACTTAGCCGCATCCAACTGTGCATCTTGCTGTTCAGCCTGCGCCTTGAGTTGCAATTCCTGTTCCTTGAGTTGCACAACAGGATCTGGCCCTTGCCCAGATACTTGCTGAGACAACTGCTTGACCTGTTGCATCCCTTCGGCAATGTATTGAGCGACTAAGCCCTCAAACTCCATCATGCGCTGTTCAGGGTTCGCCGCAGGTCCTTGTTGCGCGGTAATTTGCTCAAACTCAGCCGAAGCGCGCTCCCGAGCAGATATCTGAACGTGCTCCATGATGTGTTTCTGCAAAGCCATCGCCACAGGAGGCATACCAGCAACCATCGGCGTTGAACCAAAAACCATATGTGACATGATATGTGCTTGATGGTTTTGACCCTCGAAGGCTTCGAGTTTGGCCATGTCGAGTGCATCGATATTCTCCTGTGCAGGGTCCGCGGGCCGCGAGTCGTCTTCCGGTGCCGCCTTCATGATCCTGTCAATATCCCTCACGCCCAACGCATCGTACATATCGCGGTAGACTTCATACATGTTGTGGAGTTCCGGAGCGGCGCCCGCCAACTGTAGTTTTGTCTGCGCCAGTACAATCCGCTGTGCCTGACTGAATACGTTCGGATCGGAGACAGGAATGACGTCTACGCGATCATCAAAATCTGTTGCCATGACCGAAGAGTCTTCGCCTTCCACAGAGTACGGATACTCTGGGGGCAAGCTCTCTGCCATGACGCGAGCCAAAATCTTAAACTCAAGACGCATTGCATAATGCAACCGTTTGTGGATAGCCGACATGACCCGCGAGCCTTGCTCCAGCATCGCGATTGTCGTGCCCACAGCGGCGTTCTGATTGCCGTCGCCTACCTTCATATCTGTAATGGTCGCGAACCGCTGTCCGGCCTCTACAACGAAGCCTAGCAACTGGAACAGCGTCTGGTCTGGGCCTTTGAACGGCAGAGGCATCAAGCTGTCGCGAATCGCACCGCCGGGGGCGTCCACATCTCGGAATTCACCGGGCTGGAGTGGATCATCATCGTCCCTGATCCGCAGACCACGGGCTTTGAAACCTGCGGGCAGGTTCGAGAGCGTACCGGCGTCGATCAACTGCCGTAATGCCGAGGTTGCTGTGCGGGACAGGCCGCCAATGGTGTGGATCAAGCCCAAGCCATAGAAACCAAAGCCCGGTAAGAACTTGTAATGCACAAAATATTGAATTTTCTTACGGAATTCGTCGTCTTCAGCGTAATTCCGACGGATAGCGAGGATTTCGCCCGTGTCATAGCTTAATGTAACGACGTATGGGATCTTGATACCCGTCAATTCGCCTTCGTCATCGACATCTTCATAGCCTTCGAGGTCCAAATCGACGTGACACTCCAACAAAGTTGCGTCGTAATCAATCTGAGAGGCGGTTACGCCATCAATCCGGTTGATTTCGTCGGTAACAGAGTCGCTCTGACCCTCGCCCGGAGTAACCGGAACGTCCAGATAGAAGCCTGAAACCTGCTGTTTCCGCAAATCGTTGAGCGACATCCGCACAACTTGCGTAATATTCGGGCAAGTTTCCAGATCGGAGGTTTCGTAAGGCACGACGAGGTTTTCTGCGGGGACAAATTTGCTCACCGCGCGGTTTAAGTTCTCGTCGAAATACACTTTCTTAAAGGTAGAACCCGCCAGTGGGAGGTAGAACAGCATCTGATCCATGTCTGGCGTGTAGTCTTCCATCACGTTGGTGATGTAATAATTCATAAACTGACGAACACGACGTGCCTGACCCTCTTTTTCCTTGGTCTTATCGCCCATAACGGTGGTGCGAACAGGCCCAGAAGCCGGCAATAATTCGTTAAACGCCTGTGCTTGGAACTGCGTC